CAAGGAAAAGATGCCTGAGATAGCAGATAAACTGGAGGCATGGTAATTCACCATGTCACCAGTTTATCCGTTCTACTTATCAATAAGTTTGATATTACTATAAGCGCTATTTATCATAACGTCCCTTATGTTGGAAATATAGTAGTATTTCATTATCTTTGCACTCGTTTTCAGTTACTTATGTTTCTGAGTTATTTGTTTGTTTAATTTAAGTGTAAAGTTATATGAAATTGATGTTGATTAGAGATTCATTTTCTTCTGTTTCTACGGATGGAATTTTGTTTGCTGATGGATTTGCTTTGTGCAATACCCTTGAGCCTGCTATTGGTAAAAAGGTTAAATACGGTAAAGGTTGTTGTATTGCTCCTGGCATTTATTCCGTTGATTTCCATTACTCTCCAAAGTTTGGTAAGTATATGCTTACTCTCTGCGGTGTTCGTGGTCGCTCTGGTATTCTCATTCATTCAGGCAATACCCCTAAAGATTCAGCAGGTTGCATACTTGTTGGTAAGCGTGAAAATGTTGGTGTTCTTGCTAATTCTCGTGATACCTTAAATATGGTTTTTGACCGTTGTTTGAAGGTCATTGGTAAAGAGCCGATTACTATTATCATTAAAAATAAATAAGTTATGTTCAAGAAAGAAGAAGTTATTAAAGTTATTATTAAAGCAGTTCTTTACGCTATTACTGCCTTGGCTGCTCAGTTGGGTTATACGTCGTTGTAGTGATTATGAAACATAGTATTAAGGAATATGTTAAGCGTTTTAGACAGAATGTCACACCCGCTATGCGTTGCTATCATCCACTTCGTATTTATAATGAAGTCCGAGGTGAGTTTGAATATCATAATTGCGGTAAATGTCCTTATTGTCTTAAGTTGCGTTCTGACGAATTGACGCAAAGATGCTACAAGGAGTCTGAACAACATCCATATGCTATCTTTTTCACACTCACTTATGATAATGACCATATACCTTATCTTGAGCGTGTTGGTAAATGGTGGATTCTTCGCAATCGCAAAGAAGTTGTTGACGGTGAAAGTACCGTTATTATACACGATTCTGTTGTACAAGGAGTTCACCCTATAGAGTCTAATGAATGTCCAATCGATATTGATTGTTTCGGTGTCCTTTGGAAGCAGGATATTATCAATTTTAAAAAACGTCTGTTTATAAATTTAAAGCGATATGTTCAGCGCAATAAAAAATATTATACAAGTTTATTCGTTAATGGCAAGCTTAAAGAAGAGCCGCTTTTCCGTATCTTCGTTAATGGCGAATATGGACCAACTACCTTGCGCCCACATTACCACGGTATTCTTTGGTTTGACGAAAAGTGTTTGGAAAACGATTTTCTTGACTCCTACAGGAATAGCGCAAATGCCTCAGATAGAGACTATTGGCACGGTCTTATATACGAAAGTTGGCAGATGTGTAGTCCGGATAGATGCGACGCACAACACGTCACAAAGGCTGCTCCCTCTTATGTTGCATCGTATGTTTGTAGCACATATAGTTTGCCTGATGTTCTTCAACTTAAACCCTTCCGTCCGAAAGTGCTTGCTAGTAAAAATCCTATTATTGGTTCTTACAAAGTTAGCAGAGAAGTTCTTACGGATGCACTCTTTAATGGAACTATCTTATATCCTCAATGGGATGATGATGAGAAATCCTTTACCGAGTACCCTCTACCCTACTCGTATCTGTCTCGATACTTCCCTAAGTGTGAAGCATATAGCGTTTCATCTGTTAATGATAAATTATCAATATTTGCTAAGTATGAGTCAGGAAGATATGTAAAAAGACCAATTATTAGACGTGGTTTCTTCGACCCCAAAAAACAAGACTTGGTTTGTTATGATTTTAATCAAGATTATAAGGATACTCCTTATAACGATTACTATCGTTACCAAAATAGCCGATTTCATCGTATGTTGAAGTATTGGTGCTCTCACTCTTTCGATGTTCCTGAACGTGATAATTTAGGTAATCTTACAGGTCGTTTTGTATCTCGCAAGTTGTCTCCACGTCAATATATTGAGTGCTTGGATAGATTATATAGTAATATGGAATTGTACAAGTTGTCAAAGTTCTATGCAGAGCAAGAGGAGTTATTAGATGGCTCTCGAAATACGTATAATGAGTATCTATTTACTCAACGTTATCAGGCTAAAATCTATCTTCTCACTTATTACCCTGAGTTTGTTCATTCTTTACCTAGAGTGCTTACTCCTGCCGTTAATAGATTTGAACTTAATAGACAGTTAAATAGTTTTGGTTTAGGTATCATAGATATTTACAATGGTCTTGAGTTGTCCGCTTCTGTTCTCGATTTTCTGCGTAATAATTGCATTTCATTGAATTTCCGTGTTAATACTACTCAGAAGTGTATTGACCGCAATAAGTCTAAAAAGTATAAAGAGTTTTATGCCCGCCGAAAGGGTATTATTTATTAATTAATATTTATATTATGGTTAAGTCAGTTTTACAAAAACCGCTTTCTCAGTCTAACGTGTCTCGAAATGCGTTTGATGTTGGCTATAGTAACAAGTTTACTAGTAGTCTTGGTATGTTGTTGCCTTGCTTTGTCCGTGAGTGCAATCCAGATGAGCATTACCGCATTAATGCTCGTATGTTCACACGCACTATGCCGATGAACTCTGCCGCTTTCATTCAGTGTACTCAGCATATTGAATTCTTCTTTGTGCCTTATCGTCTCTTGTGGAGAGATTTCCCGCAGTTTGTTACAGGTACGAAGTACCCTACTTCGCTTTATGATTCTAAGGTTTCTTCGGATTCTCCTAAGTTCGATTTAGCTAAGATTTATAATGCTTTTAAGGAAAAGTTAACCGCTTCTAACCCAACTCCTGCCGCTGGTCTTGGTACTGATTTGCTTGGTTATCCTAAGATTCAGAATGCTTTGCGTTTGTTGGATTTGCTTGGTTATGGTTGTTATTATACTCCTGAATCTAAAGACTTCGCTCCTGCTGCTATGAATCCTTTCCGTTTGTTAGCTTATCAGAAGATTTGTGCGGATTTCTATCGAGTTGCCAATTGGGAAGCTAACCGTGTTAAGTCTTGGAATATTGACGGTCTTAATATTGACCTTACTTCTACTTGGAATGCTGTTACTTTGCAGAATTTCTTGGATAATTATCTCGCTTTGAATTATCGTCCTTGGAAGAAAGATTTGTTTACTATTGCAAATACTCAGTTTCAAGGAGCTGATTTTTTGAGTAATAACTTTGCCTCTCCTGACTTCCCTTTTAGTCAGTCAACTGGTTATAGTAGTTTTCTCAGTAACACTAGTGATATAGGTGGTAAACAAGGCGTTATGACTGGTACTACTGCTTCTAAAGGCACATCTTTTAGTATTGCTAATCTTCGCAGTGCGTTTGCTCTGGACAAACTTTATCGATTAATGTCGCAGGCTTCCGATGGTGATTATAAATCTCAGATTAAGGCTCGCTATGGTTTCGATGCATATGCTCCTCAAATGCGATGCCAATTTGTCGGTTCTGCTAGTAGTGTGATTCAGGTCAATCCGATTACTTCTACTGCTGATACTCTCTCATCTACGGATAATTCTTTTGAAGGAACTCCAGTTGGACGAATTTACGGCAATGGTGTTGCTCAAGGTTCTGATACGTTTGAGTTTGATACCAAAGAGCACGGTATCCTGATGGGTATTTGTTCCTTTGTGCCTGATGTTGATTATAGTTCTTATGGTGTAAATATTTTTAATAAGAAACTTACATCCTCTGAGTATTTTCAGCCCGAATTTGACAATTTAGGTAAGCAGCCTTTGGATGCTACGTCTTTGTATCTTGCTAAAGTGCCTGGTGCAGGTGGTATTCAATCCCCTGCCGTTCTCGGTTGGATTCCTCGCTATGCTGAGTATAAAACCCATATTGATGAGGTCCACGGTCAGTTGAATGGTAATATTTATCGTTCTGCTAGTGGTGAGCCTACTTTGTCCTCTTGGACTGCTCCTCGCTTAGCAGGTTTTGAGGATGATAAGGCTTCTTATTGGTGTAAGGATGGTCTTTCAAAGAACTTCTTTTACATCAACCCTGCTTTGTACAATAGTATCTTTGTCAATCAGTATGAGGGTTTCCAAACTCAAGACCAGTTTATTTGTGAAGTTAGTAATAATGTTCAAGCCGTTTTGCCAATGTCGGTTAGCGGTGAGCCTTTAATTTAGTTTGCTTATGAATTATAGTAGTTATTTTCAGCATTGTTATACTGCTGCTCCGTCTCCCTCTTATGAGGTGCACCCCGAGAAAGTGATTAATCAGGATGAAATGAATGCTCTCTGCCCTCTTGATGAGACTACAGGTAAACGTTGTGAGCCGCTTGTGCGTGCTCTTGACCCTCATTGTAGTGATTCTGAGCGTCAGGCGCTTCTTTCATCTTTGCAGTTGGTTAAGACTTCGTCAGGCTATGAGTCTTTGAGCGATGATGTAAAGTTGCAGTTATGTAAATTGCGCTCTTTGCAGACTCCTTCAGAACTTAAGGAGTTTGCAGGTTATGTTAATCAGATTTGCGATAATATGGATATTGAGACTCCTGAGACTCCTGAGACTCCTGAGACTCCTGAGACTCCTGAGACTCCTGATAATGTTTAATATTTATTTGCCCACTACTTCTGTAGTGGGCTTAACTCTTTAAATGTCAATTATATGGGTTCTTTTCTTTCAACTTTAAGTGGAATTGCAGGTGCAGTGTCTCCGATAGTCGGTGCTGGTCTCTCTTTGCTTGGCTCTCATAAGGCTCAGAAAACTTCTTATGAGGCTATTGACCGCCAAAATAGTTTTAATGAGTATATGTACAATAAGTACAAAAATCCCGTTAACGCTTCTAAGTTGCTCCTTCAAGCAGGCATAAATCCTGCTTTTGCATACGGTAATATCGCAGGTAATATGGGTTCAACTCCTGAACAGACTGCTCCCGCTGATACGTCCGCAACACGTGACGCTATCCCTAACGCTGTGAATGCTTTTGCCCAGATGCAGCAATCTAACCTTGTTCGGTCTCAAGTCACTAGACAAGAGATTGACAATAATTATGCAGCCGCTGAAAAGGCTGCTCAGATTGCTAAGATGGTGCAAGAGACTACCGGTCTTAAGTATGATAACTATCTCAAAAAGTCCTCTCAGGATATGCAGCTGAATATTCTGAAGCAGACTGAGCAACAAATGTACACCAAGACGTATGCAGATAACTTGCTCGCTCAAGGTTCTTCTTGGGATTTGGCTTCTAAGGCTATGTATGCTCGTATTGGTCAGCCTTTGCAGTTCCAAAAGGATAGATTAGAGATTGCTTATACTGCTGCTCAGATTGCTTATCAGCAAAAGGTTAACAAGTGGTATGACAAGATGAGCAAGGCGCAAATGGATTCTCTTTACACGAATGCCGCAGCCGCCATTGTTGGTGCTCGCGCTTCCGCTCAGAATGCGGCTACAAATGCCAAAGTAGGTGCTTCGCAGGCTTATAACTTGGACACTGATTCCTTTGTCAAAGGTCAGCAAAATTTCCGTGATTCTCGTTTGTTTAACGTGACTCTTAAGTCTCTTAGACTCGGTGTTCAACAACAGAGTTTTGAGACTCATCTTAAGTTATCTACTCCTGGAAAAATGCTTCAAGGTTTTGGTATGTTTGGCAAGTACACTCTTGGTTCTTGGTCTCCTCTTAAGTTTTAATATAATATTTTCTTTTTTTTACCGTTATCTATATATGAGACACGGTTTATTATATTATTTGATTTGCACTATACTTATTATTTTTATAGTGTTTATTTTGTTAGGTGTTGCATTTGCAGTTTATTCTGCTATGATGTTTTAATTGATTAGGCAGTCATTAATTTGGCTGCCTTTTTTGTTTCGGTAGTGAACGGCACGTAATGCCCTGCCGCTTATCAACTCAAAGTCTAGCGCAAGCCCCTTCAATACCTATGAAAAACACTAGCCTTTGCTTCTTTGGGCAATGCCAAAGAAGTAGGGGTTGAGGGGGTGAAACCCCCCTAACAATCGCTGTCGGCGTTCCGACCTTCAGGGGTTATAGGGGGCACGAAGTGGTGCCCCCTAATCGCCAGTTATCGCCAACTATAGAAAGTACCCTTGGGAGAGCGGATCAGACGGGCTGCAAGTGAGCCGGTTAAAAAATTCTTGCGTAGCAAAATTTTCAGGCTCAACTTGTCGACCCGTCCCGCTCGGGCATTTCTTTCGTTGAGTCATAAACACTTTCGGTTTTCCCGCAAGGGCGATTACCCCCGCTAATCGCCAACTAGCCTTGTCCTTAAAAGGAAAACCGACACACACGTTAATTATGTTATCTCTACATAGCATTTCACGTGAAACAACGTAAAAGTAAACTAATATTTGTTAACATAACGTCCCTTAAAAGTAAAATAGTAGGGGCTCTCTTCATACTTAGAAAGAGAGCCCAACTTATAGCTTATTTCAAT